CTTCTGCTTTTGTTTTATCTTTTAATAATATACCTTCTGCTCGTGCATAATCTTCTTCTGCTCTAGCTACGTCTATATTTTTATCCTCAGCAATTTGTTCTAATGCTGGTAAGTAAGCATCCAAAGTTAATCTAGCCATTTGTTCTGAAGCTTGTCTATTAACTATATCTTGTTGTTCTTGAATGCCACCACTAGCAACAAAACCTGTTTCAGCATTTCTTTGAGCAAACATTCTTGCCATTAAACTATCTTGAGCTTGTTGATAGCTTGAAAGAAAACTTCTTTTGTTTTTATTTCTTTCTCTTTCTGCAAGACGTTCAGCATCACTTTTAGCTCTATCTAATCCAACTTCTAACAATCCTTGTGATTCATCAAATTCATCTTGGGCATCTTGTAATGCTTGGTCATAAGCAGTTTGAGCTTTAGTTGTAGAAAGTCTTTTTTCTTCAATTAACCTATCAGCTCTATTAGAAATATCTCTAAATATTGTGCTAGTTATGCCTTCTTCATCATATGTTGATTTTAAAGCTTCATATTCATCTTGAGTTAAAGAACCATCTGAAAGTGCTTCGTTTAAATTACCTATAAACTCTTCACTTCCTGTAGCTCTTGAATAAGATTCCTCTGAATAATTTAAAATTTCTTGTCTTAATTCTTCTGCTCTTTTAGCATCATCATCACC